GTATATATTGTATAATCTTATTTGACCGTCCCATACTTTATTTTTATATGCGGGGGTGTATTGATAATTAGGAACCTTGAATGTAAAAAAATCAGACAATTCTTTTGCAAGTCCCCTCTCACATTCAATTTTAATGTGAACATCGTCATATTCTATTATATTAAGAACATTATGATCCATTTGTAAATTTTATCCAATCAATAGCAGATCTAATCAACCATTGTCGGTTGTTTATCATTTTTACAACACCTTCGAGATAATCAACCTTTTCTTTTTGATATGTTATTTTATGAGAGAGTTCTACGATTTCATCATCTGATTCAATGAACTTTTCAATATCTTGTTTCAAAACATTTAATTGAAAGGGTTCATAATTATGATAGTCTAATTCTTCTTGGCTCATTTTCCCTGTGTAATATAACCATTTTCTTTTACGAAGTTGTTTGAAATCACCCTCTTGTTTTGCAAGTAGTAATTTTTCTTCCATTAAGAAAATCAAATATTTGTTATGTAATTGTGGTGTTTTTAATGACTCTAAATCAAGTTCGGTTTTATCTATAACCAAATCGTGTTCTATCATTTTTTTAATTTCATCTAAATGCATGATATAAACTCTCCTAGTCTGCACTCTACTATTATACTATACGAGAGAAGGGGGTCAAGATATAGTTTCTATCTCATAAAATCTATATTTAAAAGTTGCAGTACTTACTACAGGCTCGGTTTCAGTTGTGGTAGAATCAAATTGTACTGCTCCTAAACTTACTGGGAAAATATTTTTAAAACTAACACTATATTTTGGATTGTATGCACTTGATAAAATTAATAATTCTGCATCACTTGTTTGTTCTTCGAAGGGAATGTGTTCTTTATTATCTCCTTTTGGATTACTGAGATTTGTCATCCAATCATAAATTTCTATCCATGTTTTCATTTCTTCATCAATAATAAAATCAATTGTTAAATCCTCGAAATCATATTGAGTTCCCACAACTGGTAATCTACTACCAAAAGGTGTGGGTTGTTCCATTTGTCCGAACGATAAAGCAGGAATAGCAACTCTTTGACAAAACCATGTCATATTTGGAGTTCTATTTAACATGAATCTAAAAGAAGTATTCAACAGGTAATTGTCTGTTGGTGGTTGCCTATAGTCTGCTCTTTGATAAGCATCGGGGATACTAATACCATCTCCAGTATACCCTCTCTGTGTAATAATTGTTGACATAAATCATCTCCTATTGATTACACTATATTTATAAAGAAACAGGGGAGACTCTTTCGAGTCTCCCCTGAATAAACTCAAGGAGTTACTTCTTTATCTACTTAGAATCAGGATCCACCATGTAGGTTAAGTACACGAGTGATACGGTAGTATGGGTTGACTCTAACTGTTAGAGTTTCACCATCAGGTGTACCAGTATTCTCACCACTAGTGGTTACGAATGGGTTACTGACGATACCGTAACGAGTCTTAAACCCGATCTTGGGCTGGAAGGTGTTTTCACCAACCGCACGCACCATCTGTAGTGGGACGTATGGGCAGTAGAAGAGTCCAGCATCGTATGGGTTACTACCTCTGTAACCAGCACAGAAGAAGTTATTTACCCAGTTAGGCGAATATGAATCTGTATTTGCTTCAGAATAAGGATCAATGTAGACCTTAATCTTACCATTGAGTAGACCAGCAAAGGTGTTACCAGTATCATCAATATTTAGACTCTGGTTAAGAGCAGGTGAAATGTTAAGGAAACCAGCCATTGCGAGTGCGGATGCTGTATCCGAATCGGTAACGATAAAGTTACCCTTTCCTCTACGAGTCTGCTTTGCAATCTGGTTGCATTCACGCTCGATCTGGAACATAAGTCCTCTCCAACGCTCTGCTGACCATCGACCATCTGAGTCTGCCACGATATCGTAGACACCACCCGTAGTCACTGGGTTACCGCCCTGGCCGACCGTCTGAATCTTAAGATCCTTCTGCTGAGAACCGAGTTTAGCAACACCGTAGATGGTGCGGATAACTTCACGGTTAATTTCAGAAAGAATCTCAGTGCTAAGAATGTTAGCGAGTTCTGATTCAGCATCTAGACCGTGAACAGCCTTGAGATCCTGTGCGAGTTCAGTGGTGTACTCAGCCTTGAGGGCACGAGTCTTAGCAGTAACTGCTGTACGCTCGATGGTGAATGACATCTCGCTGAAGGCTGTACCAGTAGTGGCGTTAAGTCGTTCTGCTTCATGTCTAGTCATCCCTGTGCGGTGAGAGATATCACCTGCGGTGTAACCTGCAATGAATGGATCTGAATCAGCAGCAGCAGTTTGACCACCAGTACCACCAAAGTTACCTGCTTCATTGAATAATGCTTCGGCACCTCTTGCACCAGAAGTAGCAAAGTTTGCCTTGAGTGCAAAGATGAGTCCAGTTGGTGCGTTCATTGGCTGAACACCAGCAATGTCATATGCAATTAGGTTAGGCATTGCACGACGTACAAGACTGATTAGAATTGGGTCGTATGCTGCAACGCCACCTTTGGCGATAGCCGATGAGTCACCATAAGCAAGTGAACCACCACCACCCATTGCATTTGCAGGTATTGCTTCTTGAAGACCCTGTTCCGCTAGGGCCTGTTCTTGATTTTCTAGTAAAGCAGCAGTAACCTTCTTCTTATAACCATCTTCAATGTCTGGCATATCATTATGGTTAAGAATGGGATTCCACTTTTCAACTAGTGTGTCGTAAGGTGTATTTCCTTGAAAGTCCATTGTTTTCTCCTTGTTATTCTTCTAAAAGAATATTTATCTTTCTTTATTAATAGTTATAAAAATCCAAAATTAGACTAGCCTATTTTCTTTAGCATTCTTTGCAGTTCTACTTAATGCTGCACTGTATGTACTCATAGGACTAGAATCGTCTAATAGTGTGTTTTCTGTTGATTCTCCATCTTCCTTATCAGTTTCGGTAATTGCGCCATCAAAGTAATTTTCCTTCAAGAGAGCAACCTTTTCCTTATATTGATCAACACTTTCAAACTCAAGACCTTCTACAAGAGATCTAAGTTTTTCTGCGTCAATATCTACAAGACCTTCACATGCGTCAGAAACAATTTCGTCACATTTTAGTTCAGAAATTTCCTTACGGAGAGAAATATTATTTTCCAATTCACCTTCTAACTTACCTTGCGTATCAATGACTTCTTGTGCCATTGCTTCAAGAATATTTGCTCGATCTTCAGGAAGATCAACATAATGCTTCTCAAAGAGATCTCTTAGACCTACTAGGAAGTTTTCGGTGATATCATTTTTGATTCCGCTTTCAATTGCGAGTTCATTCTCAGACATCCACTGCTCAACAACATAAGAAAGATAATCATCTAGTTTTTCTGCTAGTTCATTAGAAACTCTCTCTGTATGCTCTGCTAATGCAGTGTCATATTCTTCTCGTAAACTGTCTTCCAACGAACTAACACTTTCGTTGATAGCGGCTTCAAAAATAGTTGTTGCTTTTAGTTTAAACTCTTCTGAAAGTTCTTCACCAGAGAATAAAACATCAATATGTTCTTTTGGTGTTTCAACTTTACCAGAAGCCTTCGAAGACTTGGCTTTAATGGTAGCCTTATTTTTAGAATCTTTATCCTTTCCTTTAGGAGTAGGAGTGGCTTTCTTACCTTCAGCATCTTGGTTATCATCAACATCAAGAATGGTTTCGGATTCATCAACTTCTTCTTCATCATCGTCATCATCATTGCCGTTCTTGCCGTTCTTGCCGTTCTTGCCGTTCTTGCCGTTCTTCTTCAACCAAGGTGGCATTTTTCCTTCTTCAACATCGTCTTCTTCATCTTCATCTTCGTCTTCGTCTTCGTCGTCATCCTCGCTATTATAAGCAAGTTTTACATTTTTCTTTGCTTCTTCGACTTCTTCGACTTCAACTTCTTCATCAGAAGTTTCTTCAACGATAGAATCTAGAATTTCATCAGGAGTATCCTCACTTATAGTTGGTACATCCTCTCCTGCGAGAATTCTTCTTGCTGTTTCGACTGGATCTATGTATTCCATTTAAAGTTACTCCCTTATTTAAGCCTAAACTAACTAAACACTATATTTATATATTTGAAAGTTTTGAAAGAAAATCACCAAACAATTTTATTGTGTTTTCTTCCAAATCTCGTGTAGACATCTTTTCAATTGAATCTTTATAATCTTCAATTGTTTTTTGTTTTAAAACTCCATTATCCCATATCCATTCGGCACCTTCCATAATACCATTAACAAATGCATTTGGTGCAGAAGGATCAGCAACAATATCTATTGCTGCCAACATGAAGTCTTTTTGCACTTCGTTTACTCCATCTTTTTCTTTTAATGACCCCATACCTCTAGAAGATACTCCAAGTTTGGCACCTTCATCAATAAGATTTTTTGCTATCTTTCCCATAGGGGTATCCATAATTTTTGCTTTACCATAAACATCATCACCATCTTCTTTAAGTTCTTTGATGATATGAGATACCCGATCAAGATTTACGGTTGGTCCTTGAGGATGGTTAAGTTCTCCCATCGCACGATTCTTTTTGACATATTCTTTATTATATCTTTTTACTTCATTCATAAGAACTGTATTAGGATATACTCTACCATTCCTATTTTTCTGTTCAGATTGCATAAAGATACCTTCAATAAAATAGTCTTTTTGCCCAGTTTCCTTATTATCCTCGGCAATGAGTCGAACATCTTCAGTCATTTCGGTAATTAACTTCATCTAGTTTCTGCTCCAGCCTGTGATCTTCTTTCTCTGGCCCGTGATTCTTTTTCTCTCTCTGTTTCTTTTCTTTCTTTTTCTTTATCACGAGCATCGCGCTCTTTCTTTTTATAGTATATTTGTTGTGTTCGGGATTTCTGTTCTGGAGATTTTGAAGCATATCCTACTGGATTTACTCCATATGTCTTCTTAGCCTTCTTCTGAGCAACTTCTATTACAACTTTAATAATTTCTGGAATTTCTCTATCTTCTTTTTTAATCGCTTTCGAAATAACCTTTCGACGATTTTTTAAATACTTATCAGTCTTATCAGAATCACCATCGTTATCAATATCATCATCACCCTTCCCTACAGGATCAAGAGTGTCACCAGAGTCATCTTCAGAA